ATCAACTGGTCTAAGGACAATACCCGAGTAGAAGCTACTACCCTAGGGTCTAAAGCCTATGTGTATCTACATGACCACCATATCGCCACGTATCATTATGATGATAACACAGTGATACCTAACCTAGAGACCTTAGCAGCGTACCCAACGCGCACCACAAAGAGCCGCTTACGTGCCCTCGGTGTCGATGTGTACACACGTAAAGGCGTCACCTATGTCAATGGTGTAGAAGTATAAATTAATTACATCTAAGGGTTGACACCTAGGTTAACCCTGTTATTATAGACACATACCCAAGGCGCACACGGCACCTAGGACACTGAAGAGAGAGAATGTTATGCCAAAGTTAATCATGAGTACCGACCGCCCAAACAAGACGCAGATGGAGTTATACACCACGCGCAAAGGTTTTGAGCATTACTTACAGCACATGGGCGCAACTTTTGAAGTCTGTGAGGGTGTTTGGGAGGGTGAACGCGAACAGTCCTACATGATCACCCTAGCGCCTCATGTTAGTTTTAACGCCCTTAAAGCCTTAGCGTTTGAGCACTACAAACAGGATGCAGTTTTAAGAGTGTCAACGTATGGCGGTGCATCTTTGCATCACAATGACGGAACTATTGACGGTGTGGGCATCTTTACCCATGTTGACACTAAGCCTGTCAATGATTGTTACACGCAGTCGTTTAAGACTGGTAACATCTACGAAACTATTTCATTAGGTTAATATTATGCATAAATATATGATTGATAACGAACTGACTACCGCCGAGCATGAACTGCTACGCAAGCACCCTAAAGAGATACACGAGGCAGTCTATATGGTTAGGTTATATAAGGATGAAGGTTATTATATGTTCTATATATACCCCACATACATTAAGCTGATAGGGAAAAACAATGGTGTTAAGCTATATCACCTACACTATGGCGTAACGCTGGGCTTAGATATGCAAAGAGCTATGTACCAAGCCACGGGCTATTGGTTACTACAAAAGGAGATAAAACAACGCTTCTACGATGGTCACCCAACTCAACAAGCTAGCTTTGACGCAATCAATAAGAGGCTAGCGGCATGATAATGCAAGACTTTAAGACTAGCCCATTCAAGCGCACCGCAGCAGTCAAGGCTAAGGCGCTAAAGGCCAAGCGCAATGCTATGCTAACAAGTGTAGCCGTAAATGCCATAGGCGCTGCCATAGGCGCGTGGAGTGTATATATTATGGTTGTTGTTATGTTTGAAGGGGGTATATAGTGTTAGCCTCTCTATTTGCTTGGCTTGTAGCGGTGACTATATTCACCATTCTACATGTTATTTGTTGGGTGTACCTTCCTCAAGACTTATTATGGGAGCCTTTGTTAAGCCCTGATGTTGATCGTGTTGCTTCTTGGTTTATTGCAGTAGCTTATATTACTTATCAAAGTATTTATTCAAATGAAACAAATTAAAGGTTGACACCTCGGTACAACCTGTTACTATAGACACATACCCAAGGCGCACAAGGCACCTAGGACACTGGAGAATTACTATGCTAGACCAAGAACTAACTAAACTGGGAACATTAGAGAAAGCAGTGGTAGATGATAGAACTGTTTATGTTGAGGCTGATGCTGCTTATAATGATGTTTATGCTGCTTATGCTGCTACTGAGATCACTGCTGCTTATGTTACTGCTTATGCCCATGCTGCTTATGATGCTTATTATGCTTGGTCTAAAGCAAAGCAAGCCTTATCTAAATACCTAAAGGAGCAATACTAATGACTAGCCATGAACTAATTGAGATACATTTAAACAATAGCGACCTAAACCTAGGCAACCTAGCTGGTATTGCTAAGGTGTCAATTAATGAAGCTAGGTCTATTATTGAGAGTCATTATTATACCGATGATGCTGGATTGCTAGAATACCCCTACTACCAACTAGAGAAAAAATGCTGGGAGGCAAAATGAAAACTGAATACGTATTAATTCAAGACGACAATACAAGCGACCCAAAACGGTACGCCTTTGATGAAAAAAATGTAGCACTTGAAACAATGGACTGGTTACAGCGCCAAGGAAAACACATTTCACTATATGTCTATACAACTGAAGAGGTGGCAAAATGAAAACTTTAACTGCACAGGATAAGAACCTTTTTAATAGCTTGTTAGAATTGAGCTATAGCAACCACCATATCACATTGGCTAATATGCGCCCTAGCGTCCCTGAGGGCACCTTGAACCTAACTAAGTCTCTAAGTAACCTAGAGGCCCACGGATTGCTTATGATAGGCTTAGAGGATACCACAGGAGGTGATAAGATCACATACACGCCATTAGTCAACGGGATAGCCTACGGGCACCCCTGCGATGAGTTTAAATTTGACGACTGGGTAGCCTTCGGTTTGCCAGTGGGCAGCGAGGAGGTAAACAATGTTTAAGCTAGATGATTTACTTTTATACGCCACAGGGGTTGTATTGTGGTCAACATTGATATACTATGTACTTATTGAACCTTATACTTATTAAATGGAGCTTTTAAATGATAGAACTATTCACAATTATCATTATAGTAAATTTCGTAATAACAGTAATTAATTCATAACTAAAGAGAGTAAATAACATGCGATGTAAATCATGTAATGTAATATTATCGGAAAGTGAGTCACGTAGAACAGAGCTAACAGGAGAGTTTATAGACTTGTGCGGCCAATGTTATGCGGTATCCGCCAGAGCAATACAAAATTATCATATTGACTCAAGTGACTACGATGTAGAATTTAACGATGGGGAAAAATCACCTTCATATCTACAATAAGTTAAAATAAAGGTTGACACTTAAGTCATATGTGGTAATATATATACATACCCAAGGCGCATACGGCACCTAGGACACTAAAGACAGGAGTTAGGCACATGGCACAAGCAACATACGAGCAGGAAATAGCAATAGGCTTCATGGGCGAGCAGTTGTTAAGCTTTGAAGTAGAATATAGGCTTGACTCAACTAATGGTGATGTCATTATTGAAGACTTTTATGCCGAGGCTGTACTGTTTGACGCTAATGGTTGGCGCTCAGTTGAGAAGGTACCAACATGGATGTATGAGTTGCTCAAGGCAGAGGTGGAAGACTATAAATACGATATGATACAACAAACAGCTTGACAGGTTCCCTAGGTAATGTTAAAATATACCTAAGGAACCAAAAGAATCATTTTGTTTAATACATTATGAATAACATTAAAGTATCTAACTAAGGTGTTTTAAGTACACTTAAGTAAGAAGTAGTAAATAGACCTATTTGGGTCATAATAGATAATCTAAAGTAAGGAAGTATAATATGTCAGTAATTACAGGTACAGTAGCATTCGTTAATTTGTCAGAGCATGAAGTATACCTCGGCACCTCGACGGGGAAGTATTCGGTAGTCTTAACATTAGACGATGAAAACACAGCCAAAATGGAAGGTCAGGGTGTCAAGTTACGCACCTATGAAGGTAGCAAGCAACGTAAGTTTGCATCTAAGTTTGATGTACCAATTTATGAGCTTAACGGGGATGAATTTATGGGTAACGTCACACGCGGCTCAACGGTACGGGTGCAATATTCACTTGGTCAGGAGCATCCAGTACATGGCATCACGCCATACCTTGATAAGGTGCGCGTTGTTGAACTAGCAGCCTCCGCCACCGACGGTGACTTCTAGCACCTAAGCCACAGGAGGCTGTATAAGGCCTCCTAAAGTTACCCCTAGTGTTGCTATTCCCCAGCGGCACTAGGTACCTTAGAACGCAGTATAGGAACTTACAAATGAATAAATTTACTAAAGTATTTGCAGTTACAGCACTAGCAACATTAATAGCGAATCCAGTTTATGCAGACTTAGCCTCCGATGTGGCAGCCGTAACAAGCTACGCACAAGCAAACCGCTCAGGTCTAGCAGGGAACTACGAGGCCATTAGCGTGAACTCTGCGTCAATAGCGGCATTAGCTGCCAGACCTTTACCAACTCAAGGCGAGCAGGGCGCTCAAGGTGCTGCAGGTGCTCAAGGTGCTCAAGGTGCTGCAGGTGCTCAAGGTGCTCAAGGTGCTGCAGGTGCTCAAGGCGAGCAGGGCGCTCAAGGTGCTGCAGGTTCTCAAGGTGCTGCAGGGTTAAACGCAATTAGTCAGACTGTACGTATAAACACCGAAGCCGCTAAAGGCGCAGCAACCACAAACGCACTAGCAGCTACGCCTAATAATGGGATAGGTATCGGGGTGGGTTACTCAAATGGCAGCGAGGCTATTGCAATAGGCTTCAAATGGAAGCTAGTAAATAATGGCATGTTTAGTGCGTCACTATCTACTAGTTCAAGCGGCTCAAGAACTGCTGGCGCTGGCTTTGGTTTTAAATTTTAAATAAGGAGCAAGACAATGAATAAGAAAGAACAATTAGAGAAAGCGGTAGTAGATACTAAGGCTGCTTGTGATGCTGCTGATGCAGCTCTAGATGATGCTTTTGCTTCTGCTGTTGCTGATGCTACTGATGCTGTTGTTGACCCTGCTTGGGAGGCTGTTTTTGCTGTTGTTGATGCTGCTTGGGATGCGGCTTTTGATGCTTGGGATAAAGCAAGGGATGAACTAGCAGAATACCTAAAGGAGCAAGACAATGGCTAAAGCATTCACAGAGAGCCACTTTGTAAAGCACGAACCATGTCCTGCGTGTGGCTCCAGTGATGCACTGAGCCGCTACAGTGACAACCACGCGGTATGCTTTAGTTGTGACCACTACATACATGGCGATGGTAACCCAAGCCACGCAAGCAAACCAAAGACAAGGCCATTAGAAATGACAGGAACAATATCAGCAATTCAAGATAGGCGTATAAGCCTTGACACAGCAAAGCGTTATGGCGTTACAGTTGAGCATGATACAAGCGGTAACATAAGCAAACATCATTACCCTTATCATGACCAAGAGGGTACAAAAGTAGTTGGTACAAAAGTTAGAACAGTAGCCAGCAAGGATTTTTATGCCACTGGTGATATGCAAGAGGCTGGCTTATTTGGTCAACAAACCTTTGCAGCTGGTGGTAAGTATATTACAATAACAGAAGGCGAAATAGACGCTATGGCGGCCTTTGAAATGAATGGTGGCTTTCCTGCAGTCAGTATAAGAGGAGGTGCCAAGAGCGCAGTTAAGGACATTAAGGCCAGTCTAGAATATCTAGAAACATTCGACAGCGTAGTAATATGTTTTGATAACGATGAACACGGCATCAAGGCAGCCCAAGACGTTATGCCCCTCTTTAGCCCTCGCAAAGCTAAGGTATGCACGTTACCGCTTAAAGACGCTGGTGAGATGCTCAAGGCAAACAAGGTACGCGACTTTACTAAATGCTTTTGGGACGCTAAGGTCTTCAAACCTGAGGGCGTAGTTAGCCTAGGTGACACCGAAGTTTGGGATAAGTTTCTTAAGCGCGGTACTGAGGAGGTAACACCACTACCTGCATCCTTTGGTTCACTCAATGCTATGATGAATGGTGGCATTGCGGCTGGTGAGGTAACTGTAATTGGCGCCTTGACAAGCATAGGAAAGTCTACTATGGTATACAACCTAGTGCACGGCATGTATCAGGAGTCAGCCAAGAAGATAGGCTGTGTATTCCTAGAGGCTGATGTAGGTGAGACTGTAGAGAAGCTATTGTCAGTCTATATGGGCGTCAACATTGCTGATGTGCCTACAGAGTCACGAGACTATAACCTTTACCATGAGAAGTACGACGAATTGGCAAAGAGTGATAAGTTGCACATCTTAGATCACCAAGGTGCCTTAGGTGCTGATGAATTGTTTGCTAAGATGCAATACTTGGTTAAAGGCTTAGACTGTGATATTATTATCCTAGACCCATTACAAGCCGCTGTTACCAGTAACGACAACGGCATCATAGATGAGTTTATGGACAAGTGTTTGAAGTTGGCTAAGAATACTGGTGTTTCTATTATCATTGTCAGCCACATGCGTAAACCTAATGCTAAAGACCCACATGACATAGGTGAGTATGATCTTAAAGGTAGCGGAAGTATTAACCAGATAGCTTTTAATACTATCCTATTGTCTAGGGATAAGATGACCGAAGACGCATACGCACGTAACTGTACACAGGTACAGCTTGTGAAGTGTAGGCGAACAGGCAGGACAGGTGTTGCAGGTTGGCTATTTTATGAGAATGATACTAGCCGCTTGGTAGCAACTCAGGCACCTGAGTTTAAAAAAGCAAACAACCATCAAGATTTCTAGGAGAAGTTTATGTATTTATTAATTGTAATTCAGTTACTAACTAATGGCGGTGCAACACAGCCCGAGGTTTTCAGTCAGTATAACAATCAAGCAGTGTGTGAAGAGTTCTTAGCAAAATTTGCAAAGCAGGATGAGCGTACTGAGCTAGGAGCTACTCCTTTAGGCCTTGTGACTGCTATACGTTATACAGATACGGGTGTAATTTGGGCTACTTGTGCAAAAGATAGTCGAGGCGATAAGGTATAAACATGACTAGGTTAATATTCGACATTGAAACAGACGGCCTCGCGCCAACACAAGTATGGGTCATTGTCACCAAGGATATTGACTCTGGTGCTGTAACCACATACGTTAAGGGCCAATGGGACGCCTTTAACAAAGCAATCAACGAAGCAGGGGAGGTAATAGGACATAATATTATTGGCTACGATATACCAGCGTGTGAGCGTCTATTAGGTACTGACTTTAGCGGTCTAAAGATCACAGACACATTGGTTATGTCTAGACTAGCAAACCCACAAAGGGACGGACATTCACTAGCATATTGGGGAGAACAACTTGGCTATCCTAAAGGAACTTATGAGGATTGGACGCAGTATACACCTGAAATGGTGGAGTATTGTAAGCAAGACGTTAGCGTTAATGAACACGTATACAAAGCACTCGTATCCGAGCTTGATAGTTTTGGAAACGAAAGCAGCATACTTGAGCATGGCGTACAAAATATTATACAAAAACAAATACGGAACGGCTGGCTTTTAGACCAACCTAAGGCTAGGGACTTAGTGGCAAAGCTTAAAGAAGAGTCTTACAACCTAGAGGAGGAGGTGCAGAGAGTCTTTAAGCCGCTACCTACATTCATTAAGGAGGTCACACCTAAGATCAAGAAGGACGGAAGCACAAGTATAGTAGGCCTTAAGTTCTTAGGTGACCATTGGACTACTGTAGGTGGCCCATTCAGTCGTATTGACTGGCCTGTCTTTAACTTAGGTTCACGACAGCAGATAGGTAGGTATCTGAAACACTTTGGCTGGCGTCCACAGACGTTTACAGAGACAGGACACGCGATAGTATCAGAAGAGATACTTAAGGCCGTGAAGGGCATCCCTGAGGCCTCCTTGATAGCTTCTTATCTATTGGTAGGCAAGCGTATTGCTCAAGTGTCTAGTTGGCTTGAAGCTGTAGACCCTAAGACGGGAAGAGTCCACGGTTACGTTAATACTAATGGCGCAGTCACTGGGAGGATGACGCACAGTAAGCCTAACTTAGCTCAAGTGCCCTCAAGGAATAGCCTGTATGGGCCTGAGTGTAGAGCATGTTGGATTGTACCCAAGGGCTACAAGCTCGTAGGTATAGACGCTAGTGGTCTTGAGTTACGTATGTTAGCTCATTACATGAATGACACTGAGTATACTAATACTATACTTACAGGTGACATCCATACTGCTAACCAAATGGCGGCAGGCCTTGAGACACGTAACCAAGCTAAGACGTTTATCTATGCCTACTTATATGGCGCAGGTGACGAGAAGATAGGTTCAATTGCAGGCGGTGGACGTGCTAAAGGCAAGAAGCTTAAAGAAGCTTTCCTTAAGGCTACTCCAGCACTTGCAGAGCTTAAGGAGAACGTTGCACAGTCAGCAGCTAAGGGCTACATAACAGGCTTAGATGGACGTAAGGTGTTCATCAGGTCAGAACATGCGGCACTTAACTCGCTACTACAGTCAGCAGGTGCTTTAGTTATGAAGCAGGCTTTGGTTATCTTAGATGACTATGCGACACGATGGGGCTTAGACTACAAGTTCATTGGCAACATACACGATGAATTTCAGGTAGAAGTAAAGGAAAGTCAGGCTGCAAGGTTTGGCTCATTGGCGGCAAGCTGTATAGAAGCCGCAGGTAACCATTTTAAACTTAGGTGCCCTTTGGCAGGTGAGTTTAATATAGGCAACAATTGGGCAGAAACCCACTAGGAGAAGTTATGAAGACTATCGTAAAACAAGCGCAGTACATGAAACAATGGTACATGGATAACAAAGAACGTAAAGAGGGGCAGTACAAAGTAAACAATAAGAACCGTATGTACGTAGATGGTAAGTATGTACCACAGTCTCATCCATTGTGGAAAGCAGGTACCTATACTTCATTTAACGATGCAGCGTTTAGTTCCTTTACTAACTACAACAGAACCACTAAAGGTGATGTTTACTTAATTACTAATGCGGCTTGGCCTGAGTGGGTTAAGGTAGGTAAAGCAGGGGATGCGGCAGACCGCTTGAAGGGCTACCAAACAAGTGACCCCTTTAGAGCTTACGAGCTACACCATAGTGTCGTAACTGAGAACCGACACACAGCGGAACTTAAGGCACATAAGGCACTTGAGGCCTTGAGTAAAGATAGAAAGAATGAGTGGTTTAAGGTTGACCTAACGATAGCAGTGAACTGCATTGAGGCGCTATGAGTAAACAAAAGAAAGGGATGCCCTTCCAGAAGTGCTTTGTAGATGCTGATAGTATTATCTATCGTATTGCAGTTACCTCTAGTAGTGTAGCGCAAGGCAAGAAGTATTACGATAAGGCTATTGAGGACATACAGTGGGACACATGTAGTGACAAGGTATTCGTAGCTGTCAAAGGTGTTGGTAACTTTAGGTATGATGTAGCTGAGGACTACAAAGGTCAGCGTGTCAGTGAGGCGGCTAAGGCTAAAGCAGACCCTGCTGTAGGTAAGAGGCGTAACGCTTTAACCAAGTATGCTTGGAAGCTAGGTCATCACAAGTCTGATAACTGTGAGGCTGATGATGTTGTTTCAATATGGGCGCAAGAGGCTATGGAGGCTGGTGAGCATTATGTTATAGCTCATATTGATAAAGACATTGACATGGTTGAGGGTTGGCACTATAATTTTACTAAGAAGAAATTGTATTACATTGATGAGCATGAAGGCTACTATAAGATGTGCTTGCAAATGCTTACTGGTGACGCCACAGACCATATCAAAGGCATCAAAGGTATTGGGCCTAAGAAAGCTGAGAAGCTTCTAGCCGATGTGCCTACGGGCCGCCTATTGGAAGTCGTGAGGGACGCTTGGCGAGAGAAGCACCCTGAGGATTGGCATGATAGGCTTGAGGTGTGTTGGAACCTGTTGTACATGAGGCGTACATGGGACGGCTTTAGACGCTTAACTATAGAGGATACTTTGGATGCTTAAAGAGAAGAAATTTAGGTCAGGCCTAGAGAGTGCCTTTGATGCTGCGGTACCTGAGGAAGACTTTCTATATGAACCCTATAGGATACCTTACATCATAAAGAAGAAGTATGTGCCTGACTTCATTGACAAGCGCACTGGAGCAATGATAGAGTGCAAGGGCTTCTTTAGAGTTGGTGACACACAGAAGTATAAGGCTATAAGGGATGAAATTGACAGGCCTTTGATCTTTGTATTTACTGACTCACGTAAGCGCCTCAGGAAAGGTGCTAAGATGAACCTAGGGCAGTGGTGTGAGAAGGAAGGTTTAGCACACTTTACTATGAAAACAATCGATGAACTACTGGAGCATTTAAAATGTCTACCTACGAAGAACTAAAGGAACAGATACTTAAAAACTACGATGTTGACATGCTATGTGAAATCCTAGGCATTGATGCAGAGTCGTTAGTTGACCGTTATGAAGACCAAATTATTAAGAACATGTCATTATTTGAAGGCGCCCTAGGTGACCTATAGAGGAGGAGAACTTATGAAGGCAATTGAAACACAGGTGGGAGGTGACCACTACAAACTAATGAAGATACAGCCACTAGAGTTCATAATGTCTAACAACATGTCTTACTGTGAGGCTAATGTAGTTAAATATGTAAGTCGTTGGAGGAGTAAAAATGGTGTAGAAGACTTACGTAAAGCAAGGCACTACATTGATCTACTTATAGAGGAGGCTCTTGATGACGCCTTAGACGTGTTGCAAACGCAGTTCACCTTTGAGCCTATTGATAAGGATGGTAACCAATGAGCAAGTTAATTGAAATGCTAATTAACCACGAAGGTGTTGAGACTCACGCTTACAAGGACACTGTAGGCAAGCTTACGATAGGAGTCGGAAGGAACATTGACCCTGTAGGCGGCTTAGGTCTTAGCACAAAAGAGATAATATATTTATTACAGAATGATGTTGACAGGGTGGAGCAAGAGCTTGTAAACTCTATTCCGTGGGTTGAGCACATTGAGTGGGAACGTATGGACGCTTTGGTTAACATTTGTTTCAACTTAGGTCTGCCTAGGTTCCTTAAGTTCAAGAAAGCACTAGCAGCCGCTGAAGATCAGAACTGGGAGCTATGTGCCGATGAGTTTATGGATAGCATGTGGTCAAGTCAGGTAGGCCAAAGGGCCGTGGAGTTAACAACATTACTGAGAACGGGAGAGTATGAGCAATGACAGTTAAGTTGTACACAAGTTCTAATTGCCCTGCATGCGTCACCTTAAAAGGACGCCTAGAGGGCTTAGGTCTCACAAGTTATGAGGAAGCTAATGTAAACGTACCAGCAAATCGTGAGGCTGTAATTAGTTTAGGCTTCCGAGGTGTACCAGTGTTGACACGTTATGACACAGATGGTAAGATGGTAGGGTCAGTTATGGGAGCCAATAGTGGCGACTCAGCATATAAGGAGTTATTTGAAGCATGATGTTTATGGAAGCGTTTTATTGTATTATGGAAGGTTTTGACTGTGACCTAAACACAGCTATACAGTATTATCAACGTGGAACCATTTGGGAGGACTAGATCACATAAGTAAACGAAGTAACTAAAATACACTAACCTGAACCAAAGAGAGAAGAAAAATGAAAATTAAATTAAATGAAGTACAAGTAGAACAGGTAGGTGTAACGTGTTTAGACCAACTACACGCAGACATTAAGGCAGAGCTAACACAGCACTCCATTGAGTCTTACCTAGATGCGGAAGACTACGTAGCTATGTTACGCACTGTAGTAAGTATTGAAGTGATAATGAAGGAACTAATGCACCCTGATATTTATTTTATTTGGAAGCTTGAGAATGGAGTAAACTTATAATGAATTTTCCCACGGACTACCAAGCGTTTATTCATACGTCACGCTACGCTAAGTGGCTAGACAAAGAGAACCGTAGAGAAAGCTGGAGTGAAACAGTAGACCGCTACATTAGCAACCTAGTGGCACCTAAGATAGACGACACTAAAACAGTTAAGATGATACGTGAAGCAATCCTTAACCTAGACACTATGCCAAGCATGAGAGCTATGATGTCAGCAGGTAAAGCCTTTGACCGTGATAACGTAGCTGGCTATAATTGTTCATACTTACCAGTGGATGACATACGCTCATTTGACGAAGCCATGTTCATCCTATTGTGTGGTACAGGCGTAGGCTTCAGTGTAGAGCGACAGAGTGTGTCTAAGCTGCCTGAGGTGCCCAACGAGCTTACTGACACTGACGAAGTGATAAAGGTAGCCGATAGTAAGGAGGGATGGGCTAAGGCGCTTAGACGCTTAATTATGACCCTTTACGCAGGTGACATACCTCAGTGGGACGTATCGGGCGTTAGACCAGCAGGAGCTAAACTTAAGACCTTTGGTGGTCGTGCCTCAGGGCCAGCACCTTTGATTGACTTGTTTAACTTTGTAATTGAAACCTTTAAGGCAGCTAAGGGCGAGAAGTTAACTAGCCTACAGTGTCATGACATTATGTGTAAGATAGGCGAAGTAGTAGTTGTAGGGGGCGTAAGGCGTTCAGCAATGATAAGCTTAAGTAACCTAAGTGATGACCGTATGCGCCATGCTAAGTCAGGTGCCTATTGGGAGCAGAATGCACAGCGTAACCTAGCTAACAACAGTGTCGCCTATACTACGAAGCCTGATGCTACTGCATTCATGCGCGAGTGGCTAAGTCTAGTAGAGAGTGGCACAGGTGAGCGTGGTATCTTTAACCGCGTAGCTAGTCAGAAGCAAGCAGCTAAGAATGGTCGTAGAGATGCAAGCTATGAGTTTGGGACTAACCCATGTAGCGAGATCATATTACGACCCTATCAGTTCTGCAACTTAAGTGAAGTAGTGGTACGAGCTACAGACACTTTAGAAGACTTAGAGCGTAAGGTCATTGTGGCGACTATTATTGGTACACTACAGTCAACCTACACTAAGTTTCCTTACTTACGTAAGGCTTGGAATAATAACACTGAAGAGGAACGTTTGTTAGGTGTGAGTATGACAGGTATCATGGATAACCCATTGACTACCTCAGCTAACGAAAGTCTACCTGAGATGCTTGAGCATCTACGTAAAGTATCTGTAGAAACTAATGCAGTGTGGGCTGCTAAGTTAGGTGTAGCTGTGAGTACCGCAATCACAGCAGTCAAGCCTAGTGGCACAGTGTCACAGCTTGTTGATAGTGCTTCAGGTATACACGCTAGGCATAGTGCGTATTATATCCGTACAGTGCGCTCAGATGTTAAAGACCCTTTGACGCAGTTCATGAAGGATAAGGGAGTACCTTGGGAAGCTTGTGTGCATAAGCCAGATACTACAGTAGTGTTTAGCTTTCCACAGAAGTCACCTGAGAATGCAGTGTTAACTGAGAATACACCAGCACTTGAGCAGCTTGAGACTTGGTTAATGTACCAACGTCACTGGTGTGAGCATAAACCTTCGGTCACTATTAATGTGCTTAAGGATGAGTGGATGGAAGTAGGTGCATTTGTATATAAGAACTTTGATGAGATGAGTGGCGTTAGCTTCTTACCTTACAACGAACATATCTACCAGCAAGCACCTTATCAAGACTGCACTAAGGAAGTTTATGAGGACTTCTTAAGTAAGATGCCTGATGCTATTGAGTGGGCAGGTTTAGCTGCTTATGAAATGGAGGACACCACAGTAGGGTCACAGACGTTTGCATGTAGTGGAGGCTCATGTGAAATAGTTGACTTAGTTTAGATAGACAGGCATAAAAAAGGACACCTCAGGTCGTAATGACTTGGGTGTCCTTTTTTTTTGTCTTGAGTTTAGAAAGCTGAGTTACGTTTAAGCATGCTCATATCCCTCTTTCTCTTTTCCTCCTCTTCTATTTTAGACACTCCACCAGCAAACTGACCACTAAACAAACCGTTAGACCTAGTAGGCGCAGTAGCGGTACGTGCGTTGCCTTGCATCTCTGAAGTGAATGCACCTGTACGTCTATTTGACGCACCTTGGGCATACTTCTTAGCGAAAGTTGTCGCAGCAGCAGAACCAGTTACACCTAAAGCTCCCATTGTACCACCTATGGCACTAGCTGTAGTCACAGCAAATATCTGGTTAAGGGCATTAGTAGGTGCCATTTTACCAAGGGACGCTAGAAACTGCTGTGAGTGTGTACCACTGTCTGCAATAAACTCCTTAAAGCGGTCTATCTCCACAGCGTCATAGTGCTTAGAGTCTCGTGGGCTGTTTATAATTTTAACTAAGGCTGCCTTCATTTGGTCAACATTGCTCTGCCCTTTAAAAGACTCATCAAGTTTTATTTTAGCAACAATACGGTCTATGGTTTCAGCCTTACGGAACTGTCGGTTAGTTGCACGAGCTACAGACATTGCCTCACTGGTGTTGGGGTGTGCCTGTATCAGGTCATCTATCATGTTAATAGCATCCAGCACTATTGACTGATCATTACCATCCCCTTTAACCTTAGCCGCCTTATACTTCTTCCATAACGACTGTTGCGTCCTGTCAAGCTCAATAAGCTCCACACCTCGCTTCTTTGCATCTTCAGACAGACCAGCTATTAACTTAAAAGTATCTTTCTGTATTGTGGACTCCGCAGAGTAGTTCTTACTTTGCTGTACCTTATCCACAAAAGCATACTTGGCTTTATTGACCATAGGGCCATTAAACCTAATGTTACTCTTTTTGACAAGCTCGTAGGCAGCATTCTTAGCATCCTTTAAGACTTGGGTTGTGCTAACCTCAGGGGCATTGCCACGCTTCTTAGCAAGAGCAGCTACACTTTTAGCGTAGACACTTTTGAAGACATCTGTAGATACTGCCATTACCTTGCCACCTACAACACCAAACATAGCAGAAGGTACGGCTACACTAGTGGCTGCATCAAGACGGTCAACAACACTTCCGTTTGTGTCTAAGAAGACATAACCTGTGCCGCCTACAGCGCCTTGTGCTGCCATAGTTCCTATAGTGGCTATAGCGCCCTTACCTAACTTGATAAGGCCTAAGGCTTTGTTTATGGGACTAAGGAGGGCACCACCTATCTCAGCGCCCATAGCAAGTCCTGCGTTCTCTTCGGCAAACTCATCCATCTTAGCCTGTTCTTGAGCTAGTTCATCATCAAAGATTTCACCCATTGGGCGCTCATCACCTGTGAGCTTTTGACCTGCTGCGTTGATACCTGCGTTAAAAGGTTTGGCAGCACCAAAGGAAAAACCTTTAGTGGCTTCACGTACCACACCACCTACAGTGTCCTTAACGTCCTTAGCTGTGTCTACCATGCCTGCAAATAAAGACTGCTCCTCTTGCGGTACTTCAGCATCTAGTGCCGTGATCATATCAGCAATTTCATTAGCACTGGCGTTGTCACCAGCGGCTACAGCTTTTTTACCTGCTGCAACCATTTGTTCCCTAGTGTAAGCCATAATTATTCTTCCTAAAATTTATTCAAAGTAACTACTAGCCGTAGCACTTAAAGGTGCGCTTGCAGCCGCGTTAGGGCCAACTCCAGTCCCAAAGCCTGCTTCGGCTTGTGTGGCTTTACCTTCGGCCTTAGCAGCCGCTTCAGCATCACCCCAGTACACTAGAGGTACACTATCGGGGTTCTTTCTATTGTGCCTCTCAATATCGGCACGAGAGCCATGTAAGCCGTTTTTAAAGCGTATTTGATAGTCCTTCATGTTCCTAACCCAACTCTCTTTGGACTGTCTCAACGATAAGGCACCACGAGCAGCCTTAAGTAAGTCAAGTTCTGCCTTGTTTATGGCTCCTAAAGCACCGCCTGTTTTACTTGCCGCGCGCATGTCGGCTAAGGTGTCAAAGGCAGCATCAGCTAGGATAGGTTCCATTTGAACTTCAAGGTTAGAACGTTCAGTGCCCTCAAAGGCTCCTGCCGCTTTACCTAGGTTGTTCCTACCAAAGATAGGTGTGAGTGCACTGTCTAGCTCGGCAATTTCCAAAGCCCTGTCTATGGCAGTATTTATGGTGATACCTTGTTGTAGTGCTACAGACTGCGCGTTATACTCACGCTCCTCGTCCCCTTCTAACTCAGCTTCGGCTTTTCTCGCGGCTAACCACTGTGGGCCGTTTTCAATGGGTTCATAATGACTAGGATTACCCTTATCATCTAGGATAAGTTGCATACCTTCTATCTGTATACTTGCCAGTGGGTCAGAGTCACCTTTAGCTATTTGCTTCATGTCCCCATTGACACTGGTAAGCCAGAAAGTACCCTCAGGTAAGCTACCGTCATTAGCTGCGTTCCACTCACCTGCTGTTTGTACAGTCTTCTTATTCTTAGCTGCTTCTCGTTCAGCCTGCTTTATTGCTGCTGTCTCTGTAGCACCTTCCTTACGTAGAACTTCTGCCCTTTCGTCTGCAAGTTGTTTCTCCTTTACCTCGTACTTATAGGCAAGAGCTTCCTTCTCATCAATGATCTTCTGTGCTGCTAATTCTTGTACACGGGCAGCCTCTTCTGCGTCTGCTGTAGCTTTGGCGGCTGCTGCGGCTATGTCTGTCTCTTCCTTCTTAGCTGCCTTAGCTAGGACAAGCATCTTAGCCGAAGCCGCAGGGTATGTCTTAGCTAATATCTTAGCTTGCTCGTACATTAGTGCTGACTGCTCTGAGCCTTGTGCTGCTAGGAAGCCTTGTTGCGCTTGAGACTGTGCAGCGTTAGTAGCTTCAAGCTTCTCACGTTCAGCATCCTGACCACCGCCTAGTGACCCTGCTAGTGCCCTACCTAAGCTAGAGCCTATCAAAGAGGCAGCTTGAGCTTGCATAGGGTCACGAGAGCCTTGCCCTGCCTGTTGCATTAATTGTTGTTGTAACGTAGCGCCCTGTTGGTTTCTCTTCGCTAGAAGATCATCAATAGATGGGCCTTGTGTAAATAGTCCGTTCTGTGCCATGTGTCTATACCTCTATGAAAATAAGTTGCTTAACCAAGAGCCGCCAGCGTTAGTACCTAAGAACGATGAACCTAAACCTACGGCACCTGTGAGCCAAGGGTCAGCCTGATAGTTAGCGCGGTCTGCTTGAGCTTGTGCTGTCAACCTAGAAATGTCATTACGGTCTTGATCAATTGAGTAGCCTTGATCTAGTGCTTGTTGCTGTTGATTGACACCTATGTTGCCCATACCTGCACCTAACATGCCTTGTCCAGCGCCCATAAGGTTGCCAAACTGCTGCTGTTGTAGGCCTTGGTTAACACCAAACTGTGACATATCTAAACCTGACTGCTGCATCTGGTTACCAAACATGTTCTGACCTACGCCCATGAGGTTACCAAACTGCTGCTGCTGTAGACCTTGGTTAACACCAAACTGATCACGGTCTAAGCCTGCTTGTTGTAGTTGCTGACCAAAGGCATCATTAGTTGATTGTGCTGATAACTGTGCAAGTGCTTGCGCCTGTGCTTGGTTCATACCAAAGGCATCTGGTTGTACCATGCCGTTACCTGCACCTGCACCTTCGCCTGCAATACGCAGACCTAAGCGACCACCACCAAACATACTTTCGTTGTTCATAGCACGTTGTTGTGCAAACTGTGGTTCTAGTAAGGCTGCACGTTGTGAGTAAAGTTCTTGCGCACGTCCTTCAGGATTGAAGTTATAATTAAACTGGTCTGGAGCCTGTTGTGCTTGTGCGCCTGCTTGGTCTAAGAAACCTTGTGCCTGTGAAGGGTCAAAGTTATAGTTAAACTCATCAGGAGCCTGCTGTGCTAGATCACTAGCTTGACCAAAGAGGCCTGTACCTTGGCCTATCAAGTCCGACAGACCTTCAGTACCCTCAAGTGCTTGTGCGCCAGTTCTAAAGGTTACTGGATTGAATGTACCTGCGTCTGCATTGCCTGTAGGTATAGCGGCTCCTGTGGCTGCCATAGTCGGTGTATCATTTTGCATAGGAGGTAAGCCAGCGGCCTGTCGTTGCTGTGGGTTCATTGCGTTAGGTAGCTGCCGATCTAGTTGAGGCTTACGAGCTAAGGTAACTAACTCTGATTGTGTCATATGTGCTGTCTTAGGGTTCCGAGCTAGTTGCTCATAGATGCCTTTAGCTTCGTCATTCATACCATATTTAACTTGGTTCCAAGCACTACCTAAGGGGTTGAAGTTAGCGGCAGAACTTAAGAGGCCACCTACAGTTCCTTGATCTGTCCCTAAACCTGTGCCATTTAAAATCTTATTAGCTACGTTACTTTTTAATGTAGGGTCAGCAGCGCTGTAGTTTGCAGGGTAGTTAGCCCCTGTAGCTGTCTGTGTTGTCTGACCTGCGTAGCGTCCAGCAGGGCCATTAGACCCATTAGCTACCGCAGGTTCATCTTTTTTAAAAAAGTCAAAAAATCCCATTATGCTGTCTCCTTCCTTAAGTAAACTGCTCTAGCTTCTTGACGCTTGATTAGTATGTCTTGTGGGATAGCTTCCCCTGTCTCAAACTTACGAGATACATACCAATCTGTCTCAGCTAAGTAAGCCATGGAAATATTATTAACAGCCTGTTGATTAACATACGCTATCTCTTCCTCAGTAGGCGCTACATAAGCAGCTATATCACCTGCTAGTGTCATTGTCTCTAATAAAGCCTCATTATTAATAGTTGTGTCCGAATCATTAGGGTCTAAGGTGTAAGGTATCCATCCATAGATAGGATGCTCTATCTCACAATCAACTCTACTATTCATATTATATACTGCACTTCTATAATTCATTATGAAATCCTCACAAAGATACTTACCGATTTACCATCACCCGTCCAATTACTAGTCCTACCCATTATTCGCCACGTACCTGAGGGTGAGCCATGGCCATTACCTTCGGCATCACTATATCTTAAACCTGAACCTGCTATGGTAGTCCCCGCAGTTGGTAGGTTACTGGCATAAGCTGACGAAATCGTTTCACACATTGCATAAGAACCTACTGTGTTAAGGCTTGTGCTGGGAGTTCCTGCTGGCCCTGTAGCACCAGTACCGCCTGTAGATCCTGTAGATCCTGTAGCTCCAGCAGAACCGTTAGTTCCATTGGTTCCATTGGTTCCATTGGTTCCAGCAGGGCCTGTAGCACCTGCTGGCCCTGTGTCACCTAAAGTACCTGAATTAACTACAAAGGCTGTAGTGGCTAACTGTGTAGTGTTAGTACCTACGGACGCTGTAGGTGCTGTAGGTGCCCCTGTGAGGGCCGTACTAGCCTTCTGAGCCTGTACAAAAGCTGTGGTAGCTAACTGTGTACTACTGGTCGCTGTAGCCGCTGTAGGCGCTGTAGGCGTACCTGTGAGCGCAGTGTTACTTGAGTTAGCTTTAGTAGCTACTGCTGTGGCTATGTTATTAAATTCATCATCCAACTCAGTACCACTTAAGGTCTTGAGAGGGTTCCCTGTGACTAGGGCATCCTTTGATGCAAAGTTAGTTGCTTTTGTGTAATTAGACATGGTTAAAGTACCTTACCTTGTTTAGCGTAAATTGATAACTTCTGTAGGCTCATTGCTGTGCCATTGATTGTAGTTGTAAAACCTATTTGGAGGATGTTACCAGCTCCCTGTGCAGGGGCCGATTGTTCATTAATTAAGACTGAACCAGCAAACTCCGCTATACCATACTCGGCTGTACCATACTCGTAGACTGTACCAGACTCAAGAGTGAATGTCTCAGAGAAGTAGACAGGGCTATACTCGTAGCCTATCTTAAGTGAGAACGTCTGGCCCGAAGCGCCTACTGTAGTGGCTGTAGCTCTTTTAATTATCTTATTGATGTTAGGCATCTCTAAGTCAAAGTAGTTACTGTAGTAAGCCATTGGGTAGGAAGCAGTACCATCTAAGTAATTACGATACTGGGCTATACCATTAGGCTGTGCGTAGTACAACTCAGAACCTACTGACAACAATCCATTAGGTGTCAGTGAAGGCCATACTGTAGTCCTGTAGCTACCATCTTCAAGCATCATCCTAGTGTCGAAACAAAAGGTCTGTGTAGTGGCAGGGAACGTAAGTAAGTAGAAAGCATTAGTAGCTGAGTAGACTGACTTAACATTAGCTAAGGTTTCAGCAGTAACAGCCTGTATGATGTCATCACGTACATTCTTAGAGATGTCCCTCATAGGCTGAGATTTCTCTTGTACGGTACGGTTCAACGAACGTACACCAGTGTTGCTTAAGAACAAGATGTCCTCTCCAGTGTTCTGTACGGAGTCCCTAGCGATACATCCGACACCTTGGATAACTTCTACTAGGGTTAAGCTAGTGGTAGTCATGGATGCTTGGAAGTTATTACCGTCACCATAGATGATAATGTTATTCTTACAGAAGATGATCAAGTAGCCGTTATGTGCGCCTAAGGCTACTATCTCATCAGCGCCTTGGGTAAGGACACTAGAGATATCTATAGAGCCTGCTGTGCCTGTACCGAAGTTACGACCATCTAGTACATCAGAGAACCATACTGTCGTCTTGTTAGTCGGTGTATCTGCGTGCCATACACGACCATAGGCTGATAAGGCTGTGTTGGATAGTTGGTGTGTCCCTACTGTAGGCGTATGAGCAACAAAGGACTCAAAGGTATCCGCTACACCTAAGTTAGTGTAGATGAGTGGAATATAGCCACGCTGATAAAAGTAAGTATGATCATTTAAGACGACTGCTTGCCAGTTACCTACTGCTATTGTGTCTGTAGTCGTAGGGGTCAGTGTAGTTAATGCTGCCTCACCTTTGTAGAACTTAGTGGCACTCCACGACATCCTAGTGCGGTCACCTGTTATCTCTTGGAAGTCTGATAAGCCAGTTAGGTTAATACCTACGTTATCATCAGCTACTGTGTCCAAAGTCGTAGATAGCGTAGACCACCCCTTACGGGCACCTAGGCGACCATACTTGTCTATGACACAGTTGTCTGCATGTAGTGCGAAGCCTTCCTGAAGTGTGACTCCAGACTCTTGGGTGTTTAAACCGTAGAATGCTGGGGCAGCTATGGAAGACGTTAATAATGGTTTAGCCATTTTATGGTGCCTCCCAAATTAGTTCCTCTGGATGCTTACTAGCGTCAATGGCAATAGCGTCTGAGAGGTATACTGAAGATAAAGCCTTAGCTGATACAGCAGACATACCACCGTCTTCACCACGCTCCTCAAGGGCCATGGCGTAGGCTAGAGCTTGCACAGGTAAGAAAGGTACCTTGACTGTATCGTCATCTAACCTAATGTTAGGGGTGCGCTTGATAACGTTAAAGTGTAAGTCGTAGACACCATCAGGGATAGGGTATAGGTCTATTTGTGTGTCACCTAACTGGCTTATACCGTTAAAAGAATAATACTTAGGTGGGCCTTCTGCTAGGCTTTTGTTTAGGAATGTATTGTTAAACCAATGTGCAGTCTCATACGTCATAAAGTGGTTGTTGGTATCGTTAATGACATCCAACACGGAAGACTGGGTACCAAAGTCAGTTAACGCATAACTGAAGACGCCTGACTGTGTTGTTACTGTCATAGTCTCACGTAAGCTAGACCAATTCCAAGCAGACTCTATCATTTCAATAGCATCATGCACAAACACCCCAACTAGCTTAGAGTAACTATTTTCATTAATTGAGTCTACCTCACGCTCCCTAAGGCGTATGAGGATGTTATTTACTAATTGCTTATATGTTTTCATTTGTTTGCCTTATTTATTAAGCTGTACGCTTAGGCTTAGGTCTTAGGATGCTATCGGCTAGGCCACCACCAAAGTAGAAACCAACTATAGTCAACATTATCCAGTCTATTTGAAACTCTTGTAGTATACCTTTTACTTGTGTTACGTCTTGGCCCATGAAGGTCATGCCTATAACGAGTACATAAGTAATAATGTAAGTACCGCCAAACATGAGTGCCATGTAACGCTGTGCTATCTTGAACGGGGCATAAGCCTGCATCAAGTCTATCTTTGCTTTGTTCTTAGCTTCGACCCTTTCGATGTCTGAGGTGTGGAAGTCATCTATTAACTCCAAACCTTTCTCAATGACATCTCCAGAACCGAAGATTGTACTTAATACGCCCATGTGTGGCTCCTATTTATAGTTTTGAGTTAAGCAGGTTTAGGAAATTCATCTTTAATAGCCTGAATATCTACTATCCATGCGTCCATGCCATTATGAAAAATGTTATCAAGCTGTTCAGGTATTGCAGGATACGCAGCCAAGCGACCATCAAGCCATGCTCTGGCATCTTGCTCTGCTTGTGATGCTGCACCCTCCGCTAGACGTTGGTTGTTTTCTGCTTCGGTAAGTTCGAGGGTTACACCGTTTAACATTTTAAATACGTTTGTACTCATAATTGTTGTTCCTTGTTTAATTGTAATTTAGTATTGGGTATTTTAAGAGTAATTCCTGCCATATACCTGCACTTCAGCATCAATAGTTCCACCACTTATAGTAAGAAGTCTAATAGCATTAACGACACATGGTGTCCACTGGCCACCTGTGCCCACAACGTGTCTACCACCAGCAGTTCCGTCCCGATGGTATCCTAGAACTTTGTAATTACTTGTTGACACATCCATTAACACTTCAGTGTAATTGGCTGCCGCCCCATTACCCCCATAAGCAATACGAGCATACGTATTGTTACTATTCCCATTATTGACCGATACTCCAGAACCAATTGACACTATTTGAAGATAGTTACGATAAAGTCCTGAGTCCCATGAAGTACCGTTATTACTACTTACTTGCAATGCTAGGTTTCCTGTCAAGTCACGTATACTTAACATCACCTCTTTATACCCAGTAATATTAGTAAAGTCTACAATAGCACTAACTCCGTTAGTGTTCGCAGAACTTATGAGAGTCCAAATACCACCACCTCCAGCATTATCCAATGCCCCTGCTACAACATCACCTGAACTATCTAGGAGTGCTGCTAAATTTCTTGCTATACCCATGTTGTTCTCCTAAGAAGTTTTGATGCCGTAGAGGGTTACTTTTGAGCCTATACCTAGCGCTAAACCACCATTATAATCTTGAAAGAACTTTATTCTATCAAGGGTTTTTGAGCCTGAGTTTATTGCAAAGGTGGATGCTCTGTCAGAAAAGCATTGGTTGTTTCCATGCCTAGTGCTATTACCTGTGGAGTAGCCTAGGAACTCCGAACTTGTACCAAACCCTGTACACTCAATTGTAGCTACTTGCCTATTTCCTGATACGTAACACACCTTGCCATAGGCAAAAGTTGCGCCACCAAACCCAGTATTACCAGCATCAGAGGAAACATAAGCCCTTGTACCTTTATACTCAGTGCTTCCAGTTAAATAACTTGTAGCGTCACCCACCTGATAGTTAAAGGCTTCATACGTTGAGTTTGAGCCTGTGTTCAGATCTACCATTGCAACATAAGTGTCGTAGGTGGTACTGAGACCAGTAAACTCAATAGCATAAACACCTGCTGTGGTAACAGTCTGTCTTTGTATAACCTTCCAAGTACCACCACCACCACCTCCAGAACCCACTAGCACACCATAAGCCACAACCTGTAACGTATCGCCTGTGGTAGCGCCAACGGCTAGTGTGATTGTGGTTCCATCGGTGGCTGTGTAATCTGCTGCATCCAATAGGATACCGTTCAGAAATACGTGTATCTTCCCTACCGTATAGGACAACGTGGCACTATTTGTATCGGCTCCTGTGAATGCTGTTTGACCGCTTGTTGCAGTGTATGTGTAACTTTCTGAGGAGGCACTTGTGGTAGGCTCCCACTTACTTGCAGCATTATCCCAAGCTAGCACTTGACCGTCTGTAGGTGCTACAGTGCTAGTGTCTACATCTGTTAATCCATTAATGGAAGTTGCGCCACTAGGTAGGTTAGTTAAGTTAGCACCACTGATAGCAGGCAATGTAGCTGGGAATATAGCGTCTGTTAATGTACCTGATGATAGGTCACTGGCATCTGTGGAGTTAGTTACCTTAGCTGTGTTAGCTGAGATAGCTGATGCTTGTGCTGTAGTAATTCCTGTCTTAGCTGTGTTAGCTGAGATAGCTGATGCTTGTGCTGTAGTAATTCCTGTCTTAGCTGTGTTAGCTGTAATAGCTGATGCTTGTGCTGTAGTTGCCCCAGTAGCAGGTAGACCTGATAATTGAGAACCATCACCTGTAGGTGTTAGGAAAGCAGAAGCATGATTACCATCTAGCAAGTCAGCATCTAAACCACTACTTGCCCCATCAACAGTCTTAATAGCAACAAGCAACTGGGAAGCCGTTTGGTCAGCAGTGGCACCTAACTCAATAGCATCCAGCTTAGTGTTATCTGCTGTAGTGAAGTTAACTTGAGTTAACCCACCATCACCCACGCTGTAGGTTGTATTAGTATCCGTAAACACAGCGCCTACAGGCACTATAGGATGGGCCACGTTAGTCACCTTAGCGTTGTTGAGGACATGCTCATCATACATGGCTTTGGTCATGACACCAGCATTAGTAATATCAGCAGCGGCTATGGCAGCATTAGTGCCGTCAGAGCTGTTGATTGTTACTGTAGTAGGTGCCGCTGTAGTCGTTAAGTTAGTAGTAACGTTATGGTCAATGTCAGATACTTTAGCATTATTAAGCACATGGGCATCGTAGATAGCCTCAGACATAATCCCTGCTGTGGTGGATGTAGCTGCGTTGATTGTAGCATTAGTACCATCACTAGAGTTAACTACTACGGTTGAAGCATTGTGAGTAGTCGAAAGGTTAGTGGATACGTTATGGTTGACATCAGACACCTTAGCGTTGTTAAGCACATGCTCATCAAAGACAGCCTTAGTCATTACACCAGCAACCAAAGTAGTCGCTGGCCCTACAGCTACGTTAGTACCATCTGAGCTATTGATTGTTACATCTGTAGTAGTTGCTGTTTTAGTTAGGTCAGTAGTAACGTTAGTTACCTTAGTTGTGTTAGCTGCAACAGAAGAGTTGTTACTTACCTCAGTGTCAAAGTCCGTTATGTTTGCAGCAACATGATTGTGTGCTAGAGCAGGGACACCTAAGTTAGTACGTGCAGACGAAGCACTAGGCACATCACTTAAGTTGTTAGTAGCAATCAAGGCTCCTGACAAAGAAGCATAAGCAGCTACCCAAGCAGTGCCGTTGTAAACCTTCATGTCACTAGCAGTGCTATTGAAGTACAAAGCACCTGTAATCAAGGCAGCACCGTCATTGTCTAAAGTAGGGTCAACAGTTTTGGCACCTAAGTAGCGATCATCAAAGGAGTCATAAGCTGCTTCAGCGGCTACCTTCGCTGCTTCTGCTAACACTACGTCTGCTGCTGTATCTATTGTATCTTGATTGGTTAGTACTAAGTCTGCTGCAACGGCTACACGATCAAGTCCAGTTTGAACTTTGTCAGCCTCTGCTAACACTACGTCAGCATGAGTTAATACTACGTCAGCGTGGGTTGTTACTACATCCGCTGCTGAGTTTGATGCACTTGTGCTTGCTTGTGATGCTTTAGTTGTGGCTATGCCTGCTTGAGTGGATGCAGTAGAAGCACTACTGGCTGCTGCTGTAGCACTGTTAGCTGAGCTAGTCTCTGCTGAGCCAATAGATGCAGCGGAGTTAGCTGATGCTGTAGCGGAGTTAGCTGAATTAGTTGCTTGAGTTGTTGCTGTGGAGGCAGAGGCTGCTGCGTTGTTCTTATAGGTTAGAGCATTGGCTTCAGAGGTTGCAGTTGCAGTTCGGTCTAAGCCTGTTTGAACCTTGTCTGCTTCGGCTAATACTACGTCTGCATTAGTTGCAACTCGGTCTAAGCCAGTCTGAACCTTGTCTGCTTCAGCTAATACCACATCAGCATTAGTCGATACCACATCAGCATTGGTTAATACTACATCTGCCGCTGTGGATGCTGCATCTGCGGAAGTCAATACGCTTGCATCTGCGCCTGCTGCGCCTGTAAGTCCTATTGGGCCTATAGTTCCTGTAGCTCCTGTTGGGATACCAAAGGCTAGGACACCTGTACCGCTAGTATAGGAGGCTGTTGCACTAGCTCCTACTGTTAAATTTGTAGCTGTTGCTGTGACATCTTTAATTTCTGATGCACTAGCTGCTGCTTCTGCTGCTGCATCTGTTGCAATTACTGCTTGTACTGTTACTGCATTTAAGTAGGCATCTGAAGTTGAGTTACCTGAACCACCAGCGCCACGGTAAATAGCCATAAAGCCACCCCCTTCTTTAGTAAATTAAAGTTAAAAAAATAGGAGCCTCTAGTAAGATATGTTTATACTAGAGGCTCCTTTAGTTAGCTATGTTTAACCGTTAACTGCCATGATGAAACCAGTTTCAGGACGCAACACCTGAGTACCGTACAAACGGTCAGCAGTGTACAAGGTTCCTAGGAATTCTTGCTTGTACTGTGTTTGCGAGCGGATGCCCTGTTGCTCTGCGAGAACCATAGTGTCTTTATGACCCAATAATGCACCACGAATGACACCACCAGCGGTAGCAGAGTTCTCAGCGGCAGTCTCAAGAGTAGGACAGTTACTAGACACATAGATGTCCACACCGTACAACTCACCGATCTTACCGTTCATAACACCTTGTCCATTAACGAAGTCAGAGCTTACGTAGCGATCAATACCCATGATAGCATTACGCATAGCAGGTGGGATAACTAAGAAGCGTCCATCCATAGGGGTGTCAGCGTCATCCATCTTCTGAACCATGTTACGTAGGAAAGCGTCAGTAAACACGTCAGCAGGAACAACGGTGTTATCTGCGTAAGCAGTAGTTACACCAGCAGCAGTCTGGTAGAAAGAACCAGAACCAGTCCATACAGAGCCGTCACCGTTACCGAAAGACTTACCTAAGGTAAACATATCGTCATCTACTTGCTTACCTAGGGCATAGCCAGCATCACCAGTATAGAACTGACGTAGGGAAGCAAGAGCTTGTACGTTAGTAATATCTTCGATCATACGTGAGTATTCAAAGTGCTTGTTAATAGTCACTAGAACTTCTGACTCAGTAGAATTCTGAATAGTAACTGCTGTGTTCTCTGCCTTAGCAGTAGCAACGCCACGAGTAGGTGCAGGGATATGAATTGTATCACCCTTCTTACCTGACATGCTAATTTTCTTAGTTAGTGGAGCTAGTACAAGGTTTTTCTCGTAAGCTGCAATTACTTCGTCAGACCAAATTTCTGGAATGAATGTAGCCGCAGAAGTGTTGTCAACCATGCCGCCTACAGCGGGATATACTGAAGTAGTCATTTTAAATTTCTCTATTTGTAGTAAGGTTTATTTAACCCGTTTTTCACGATATGCTTGTGCAATATCATCAGACAACGCTAGGTAGCGTTCGGGGTCTGTTTTCATAAGTTTAATAATATCAGCGCGTCTATAGATTTTCTTGGAAGTACTAGAGTCTGGATTGCCGCGAGTGTTACCCATAGACCCCTCTTTGACAGCTTTCTGCCTTCCTTCTTTCTCAGCCTGCAACGTCTGGTTAATAGCGCCACTACGATCTTTCCAAAGGGAGAAGATTTCGTTTGCGGCCTCTACATCATAGTGTTGATCTGCTTGGACAAACATTCTAGTCCGTATCTGTGAAGCCTGTATCCACTCAGCGAACTTGGGGTCTTTGATGATCTCAGGTATCTCTGGATGACTTTCCTTTAGAAGGTTCATTGAGGTTTGCTGTTTATAAGCTCTCGTTGACTCCTCCGCTGCTCGTACAGATGGATGGTTGTCGATTGTTCGCTTCATAGCCTTCTCAGGGTCTGAGTAAAAATCTAATTCTTCATCTGGTGCGTCATTAGCCGTAGGCTTCTGGTCGCTGAGTTGTGTGTTGATATAGCTATCGACTACGCTACGTAAGTCACCAACTTCTGTAGACTGACGACCCAATAGCTTCTCAGCCTCTTGGTGCATCTGTACTACTTCTTCTAACGACTTACCGTTGTACTTATCAGGGATTGCATTGGGTTCAGGTGCTGCCTCAGGTGTTGCCTCTTGCGAAGGTTCCTGATTTGCTTCTGTGTCCGCTGCCATATCATCTAAGCTATCAAAACGCTCATCTTTTAATTCCTCTTCGAGGATAACTGCTGCCATATTAAACTCCGTACCTTAGTATTATGGAGAGATTGAAAATGAAAGCTTCCTAGTATTAGGAGTTGGCTTTCTCTGCTTGTGCTCTGCCCTTCTCATGCTTATTGGCCCATTTGATAGATGCTCCAGCGAAGTCGCCAGAGAAAGGTTCTAAGTAAGAAGAGGGAGAGCAAAGTTGTCTGGTTGCTTCGGCATTACAGGTTTTACACAGTTGTGTATCTGGTGAGCCTTTAACCAAGTGTTCGTTGGTGTGTCCTAAGACACATTTGTAGTCATAAAGTTTAAACATCTACGTAGTCGTCCTCAAAGGTTTGTTCTTTAAGAGACTCCTCTTGTCCTATTCGAGTAGTTTCTTCTAGGTTGAGTAGGAAGCCAATCATGTTGAGTTGGCCCTTACGGAAGTAAAGGTCTTTCTCATCTTTGGCGTTTTCAATAGAGTTAATGTTGGGGAGGTTAAGCTTCATTTCCTCTATTAGATTTTGCCACCCTTCTTGTCTGAAGAGGTCGTTCATCTGTCTAAAGTAAAGCTCTAATTCTTGTTCATTCATTTATACTACCTATTTTACCATACTTTTAATAAAAAGTCAATGTTTTTGTTTACTTTCTTTCTTATTCGTGGTAAGGGCTTGTTTATTCTCTAGCTCAACTACACGCTTAATTAAAGCAGAATAACTAGAATTAATTTGATCAACTACTTGTTTAAGTTCTCGTTGTGATACCATGTTGTTGTTCCTTTAATTAGGGGTTATAAAACATAAAATTACCTAAACTCTCTTCTAAGAAGGTCTTGGCTACCACCCCATGTGAGCAATAATGTTCGGTGACTACTTCAATAGTTTCGTAACGCACCTTGTCTGTTTTTACTTTCAATACAAGGTGTCGCTTACCCGAAGACCTATCCAGATCAAAGTTACTGTAGCCGTCCATGCTTTCCCATTTTAGAGACTTATCTCTGCCTTTGAGAATGCCATATACATGCAGCGTAACAAAAGTACAATCACCTTCAACATAATTAGCTGAGATGATCAGGTTATTTTGTTGCGGTGCTATGTTTATGCGAGTCACGGAATGATATGGTGGGTCTGGTGTAAGGAATTGAATGCCTAAATATACAATACTAGCCACAACAGCCATTACTGTAGCATCAAGTACATAGCTTTTTAATGTCTTTTTATTTTCCATTACTTACCTAAGCCTCCAGCTACTATCCAGCCAATTATTGCAGAGACAAATCCAGCGGTAATGATCTTATATAACCAACCAGATTTCTCTTTCATCACTTTCACAGACTGCCCTACTTGTGTTGCCTCACCTTTCAGCACCAATAAGTTTTTCTCAACTTCTATTACTTGGGCATTTAAGTCATCAAACTCTGTGTGAAGCTGCTTTAGTTTTTCTTCTAGCTGATCAACTTGGTAAATCAATTTATCTGTCATAACGTGTCCTTGTTTATAAAAGTGCTGGTATTAAGTTAGTATTGGCTTTAATAGCGGTAATTTGGTCTAGTTTTTCAGATTGTTCAACGGTTAGCAGCCCCTCTTGCTCAGTTGGCACAGGAACAGTTATTACCACGGCTCTTGTAGATACCTCTAAGCGTAAGAACGCATCATAACCTTCTGCCTGTATAAACATTGACTGAGAGGCATCACGAGGGAATAGATTACCAGATAACACCAACTCACCATCTTGCGCAGGCATCTTAATAATCCATCCTAAGTCGTTACGCAAAAAGAAGTAAGGGGCGATTTCTTGATTACTACCTACAGAGTCACCGCCTGTTGTATCAAACGCTCGAACATACTTAGCGTTATCATCTGTAGTAAGCCACTCTTTCCACTCTGAGTACATATCTTCAGCAGTGAATGCGTTTTGGTTGTTCAGAAGTATAGTTAAGGCTTCTCCAACAAATGTAAAACTACTCATTTCTATAGCCTCTATCAAAGCGTTGCTGGATTGGTAGTGTTAACTCGGCAGTAGTGTCTACTGAGGGTATGCGTATGTACTCTTGGCTCACGTTGTGGATAACAATATCAACGCTATCTACCGAAACAAACCCTACAACATCTTCACCCGTAGTATCTTCAATGCCAAATATTTCCGTAAAGGTTCCTGACTCGTATACTCGCACTTCGGAGTTAGGCACTACACCCGTTATTGCTAAACGCTTTAGGGGGTATGTTATAAACCCATCTTCATTTATCAAACCAGAAGTGGTTGCTCCGTTAATCAGGGCAATGCTTGAGGCTTTTAAATTGCCCACAAACCGCTCAGAAGTGCCTACACCTAGTGTGAAAACGCCACCGCTTGAGGTTAGTGCTTCTGTCTGTGTACCATCCAAAACTAGTGGCCTACTACCAAAGTCTAAATACCCGTCAACAAAG